GTGAGCTTCTAATTAAATTTTTATTTTCAACAATCATACTTTACCATTTCATTGAAGTTGCAACCCTTTTGATAATAGGGTATTTATATTCTATTAAATAACTTGCCGCATCTAAACTATGCGTAAGTTGTAAATTTGACTTATCAATTCCGCCTTTCCGATCTCTTTGTACTTGCTCTAAATCTTTAATTAAGTAAGTACATGAGGGATCGATAGTCATTGATATTTCACCTTTTGCATTTTTAAGTTTTCTATTTAACGCATTAAGCCTATCAATGTTGCTTGGATGGTTTTTCCTTGCATATACTTGATAACCAAAATCTTTTAGTATTTGATGATCAGAACGATTGCTAGTTGTGCTTCTAGCCGAACCAGCTGGGTCTGGATAAATCTCAGTAACACCAGCCCATTTCTTTTTCATTTCTTTACACATCATTTCTGTTGAGCTATTATGCTGTCTAATCTCATCTATATAATGAACCGTTCCATTGCCATATATACAAGCAAGACAGGCGGACATATAGTCAACATTAAAGTCAATACCAATTACTTTGTAGCTACTATATTGATCAGCTACCTTAACATTATTCTCTCTACTAAATGCCCATGCTGCACGATTTGCGGCTGTTTCAAAACTAGCCATAAACTCTTGGCGGTAAGCTCTTTCATCTAAATTCTGTTTTGCTAACTCAATTTCTTCTTCCTTAACAAATCCACCAT